TCTTTATTCTTTGTTAAAAGTCGATGAATATACCATTTAATATTATGATCAGCGATTAATCGATCATCCTCTGACATAATACGTAGCATAAGCTCTTGGTCAAAGGTATGAATCTTCCCATTAGCTTTAGCTTTATTATATTGTCCTTCGACATAATCGAATGTAAAGCGATCAGGCCATGCACTGACGAAATCAGCCCTTGAACAAGGGAACTCATTACATACGGGATATACGTTTACATAATATGAACCTGATTCTACAGCTTTGTATAAAGGATCCTTCGAGTTGAAGGGAGTCCCTGACCAGATTACTTTTTTACGTGTAGGGTGGAGCGCATAATCGATAGCCTTATACACAGTATCTTCAATAGATTTGATAACTGTGTCTGATCGTGCATCTTCATCAGAAACTAAATCATCAAGTACAGCTAAAAAGGGTCTGACTGCTAATTCTTTGGTACCACGTACACCAGTTTTAGCACCATATCCTTTTATTATTAACTTGAACCCACTAAGGTTTTCAAATTCATAACGTACATCGGTAAATCGAGTTTTTGGTATATATTGTCGTAAGAAATCTGAGTTTTCCCATCTATATTCTAGATTCTTACGCATGTTCTTAACTCCATTTTCAATAGAGTCAGAAACATATAAGGCTAGTGGTATCTTACCAAAGCCTGGTAATTCTTCATATACGGCCAAATACAAAAATAGGTATTCAGCTAGCAACGTAGTCTTGGCAGCACCACGGAATACCATATTAATGATATCCTGTTTCTTACCAGGTATTTGATCAAGCATTCTATAATGCAGAACAGGGGACATATGTTCTTCCCCTATCTCACCATTTACTAACTTGATGAAATTAACGAATTTTAGTGCAAACTCTGATGGTTGATATTGAGTGTCATGTGTGTAATCAACATCATTGAGCCATTCATCCACAGTCCTTTTTACAGGACCTGATGGAATAACTTTTAGAGGGGGATCTACATGCTCTTCTAATGGCTCAACATTGGCCATAGATTATCGTCCTGGTGTGATGCCCCTTCTTCGGAGAACTTCTTCAAACGTCAATGCGTCTGCAGAAGGTAGAGCAAGTGCTCTATTCCGAGCTACGGTAGCTGGATTGATAGGTAAACTCGTATAACCTTCATCCACGGGTAAAGGCGCAAAGCGTGTAGGACGCTGTTGAGCACCCCCAACCTGTTCTGCTATAAGAGCTTCTCTTTCACCGGGACCAAATTGCTTTCGTATAGCCAGGATCCCTTCCAGAGCGCTATTTCCTACACCTCGACCAAACTCGAGCAGACGATCTGACAACGGCAGTGGTTGAAACTCCGGCTGAGGAACAGGAAGATCCTGTGCCCGTCGATTAATCCGTTCAGCTCTTCGTCTGGCTATGATGTCGCTTGCTGTGTCTGGCATTTCTAATCACCCATGTAGGTAAACGTTTCTCATTGAACCCTAATTCAATGTACTCATGCAACTCATGTTGCCAATCAGTTTTCAACGTTCGCACCGTCATCAACCGAGTGTACAGTTTTGACAAGCGTACTTTCTGCAACGACTCTGGCATCAGTAGTTCCTTGCTCAATAGCTAACTTTTGTGATTTGGCTAGCTGAGCAGTGATTTCCCTAAGATCATCTAGTGAATCAGCAGTCCTTTGACTCACATCTAATTCAATTTTTGAATGCTCAGGTTGTTTAAGATGTGTTAATAGTGAATTAGCTGCATCACATCTAACTTTCTCACTTCTAGCACTAATCATTAGTTCAGCTTGTGTATTAATAGCCTTTTGATGTATATCTGCATTTAATACATGTGTAGGAACCAGTGTTTGAGCATATATAAGGTTAACTAACTTAGTCTTATTGTATGCAGCAGCATACGCAGCAATATCTTTATTAGGCGATCCTTGATCAATTAATCTCTGATATCGAATAGGAAATGTTTTAGCGTACGAAACAACATTAGAATTCCCCATTAATTTAAAGGTTACATACCTTACAGCATTAAGATATGAATCAACCTTGAACTTACCATCCTTAAGTACATCGATATACCCAAGAATGTTATCTCTATAGTGTTCCTGTAATTCAGGTTCCCCACTGAGTGCTTGATTTATCTCCGCAACTGCAGCATCAGTAATCTGATTACGGCACTGCTTAGGCATAACTGCAATAACTTGTTGTTTGCTAAGCATTTCAATATACCCTATTGGCTAAACTATCCCTATCCTACAGCATACCTTCGTGATTTCGCTACGACTTCGTCTACGCTCATCACTTCGGTATGCCTAATCTCTTGAACCAAAAGAGTAAATATCCTAGATAGGTTCCAAATTTCCTAGATAGTAAGTTTGCCCATAAAATTATCTAATTTATCCTTCATCTGCTGGACTCACTATAGGGCCTTCTTCTACTGTATTTGAATAGTTGACAGTAGCAGTTACTTCAGGAAAATCATCCAGAACATCATCTATTGCATTTTCAATAGCTCGTTTAGCTAATTCATTCAATCCAATGTCAGTAATGGATGTAAACTTAACTTCTGCTATTACTTCTTTCATAGTATTAACCCTATAGGGTGATTATATACATATACTATAATATTATTTATTTTGCAAAATCAAGTGGGTTTCTGTAATTTACTAAAATGCCAACGGTGGTAGTACTTATACAGGGACCCCTAATCCTGTACGCAAAGTGCCCCCCTACACCTCATCCCATTAATGATTCTTTTTGTTCCTTCGATTCGTGGTGGGGCTGACGTAGCCATCGAATGGTGCTTGACTGTACCAGGAGACGGGACTAGGAACGCTCCACCATCCCATTAATGATTCTTTTTGTTCCTTTGATTCGTGGTGGGAGGGGGGCGTTATGGCAGCTGATGAACGTATAGCCGGTCTAGTTATACATGCGTCTATGCCCACCATTCATTAACCCTAGGAGTTATACCATGTCTCAGTCTACCGTATCAGTGCGTGAACAGCGCTACGGGCCGTTCGATATCATCGGCTCTGCTCTCAATACCGTGGGTCATACAGTGGCCCTGGCTGAAGAGCTGTCCATCGCTGGCCATACGTTCACCGCTGGTCTCCCTGAGCTGGCAGAACAGTCCAGTGACCTCATGAACGCCAAGGCTGCTCAAGCCCTGGCAGAACAGAGGAAACTGACTGCGCCTACTGCCAAGAAGTAACGTGCTTCGCCCCTTGGACTCTCACGAGTCCTCGGGGTTTTTCCTTTGATGAGTGACCGTGACTGTGGCATTCGGTCCCACCTTGCAGTGTCATAGGCTCTACATACGAAGCGGCTGCAAGATACCCATGGATGCCTGGCTGTAATGGTCAGGTGTCCTTAAGAGCACAGCACAAATCACTAGATAGGCTCATAAGGAAGATATTGACATCAGTATATTTATCTGTATTAATATAATAACCCTTTAGGGTTATAAGAATAACAACAAATATCCGAGTAAATGTAGTACATCTCAAGTACATTTGCTCTAAATCTATTCCCTCTTCCTGCCTATCTATTTACCAAACTGTTCCTAGTTCTTACTTTAATGCATGAGTAGGTGTATCAAGCTTTCTAGTTATCCTCACCTATTCACTAAACTCACACATTAGTCACACATGTGACTGGAGGCATACTATGCGTAAAATCTATACTTACCTCAAACATGAGTTCTTATACGGTACACCGTCATTTAAGGAAGAACTTCCGTACATGATAGCTGGTGGTGCAGGAGCGTTCTTCATCTTCACCATGTACGAGATTCTGTCCCATTAGGGGCAGAGTCTTTTTCATGATCAAACAGAGGAGTGATCATGATGTCTAGTTCAAATACCTATTTAATAGGTTGCGTGTCAATTATTGCAATAGTTGTATTCGCTATATTCATAGGTAACCACAATACATCTCCTAAACATGTTAAAGAATATGAGCAGTTCGAGTTATCACCTGGTATCACCTGTATTACAGCTCATAAAAAGTTAGCATGTTGGAGTGAATGCAATGGAAACTAAAGGACCAATGGTCATCATGCATGGTGGTGTAAATCATATAACTGATGAACCAACAGCGTTCAGAGTAGATTGGGATGGTGCAGTAATGCATCGATTTGATGAAGGTCAAATGAATTCAATCAGGGATTACATCTGTACAGAGATGCTCAATCTAAACTCATCTGTAGGCAGTTTATGCATAGCTGTTGAAGATCTACTCAAGGAGCTAAAAGATGCCAACTCGTAAGAAATTCCTCCGTAACGTCAAAAGACGACGTAGAAAAGCATTAGAACAAGTTGAACAGCGTATCAACACACATTTCACTCCAACCCCTAAACCAACAGAGCCAAGTGACCGAGAAATTGAATCACTACGTAAGATGGGTGATTTCCGTGCACATGATGATGTCAAAGCCTATCTAGTCAAAAGCCAAGAAGAATATTACAAACGTTCCGAAGACACTCGATTACGTAAACTTGCACAAGCTCAAGAAGAAGAGCGCATACTCAATGTGAGAATACTATGATTGCATATGATCTATTCATCTTTGTAGATGGCCTGGCCTTCACTATCATGCTATTTGGCTGGCCTAATCACATATCATCTTTATTTGGTGGTAGAGCAATGCGTCCTGCATTCTGGGCAGCTAATATCATTGCTACCACTTACATGGTGTATAGGTATATCTACGTCTAATGCTTGACTGGAAATACATTGGTATAGCTACAGGCACTATGATCCTCATACATCATGGTGCATCTATCCTCAAATTCATCATACACTCACATTGGGATTGGGATAGCCATAACGAATGGGTATGGTGGATTGAAACAGCTGTAGCAACTACGGTCCTTTATACCTTCATTATCAATGATGTATTCCTGGCAGCTTATCAGT